GCCACCAGCAGAGCCACCAGCTCAGCCACCAGCACAGGCACCAGCACAGCCACCAGCTCAGCCACCTGCTCAGCCACCAGCTCAGCCACCAGCTCAGCCGCCAGCTCAGCCACCAGCTCAGCCGCCAGCTCAGCCACCAGCTCAGCCACCGTCAGGAGACACTGGAGGAACTACACCAACAGACCCCGGTACAGGACTTGGACAAGGCGAAGGAACACCTGCTGGATCTGACACAACTACAGACACAACTACATCGTCATACGAACAAGGTAGTATGATAGGAGATGCTGAAGGTTTAATTGAGCTTGCGTTACAAAGCGGAGCAACTACAGAATACTTACTTGAAAACTATCCTCAATATACAGATCTTATTAATGAAATAAGTGGAAGAACAGATACTCAAGAAACTGATGCGCCTATTGTAGAAGAACTGTTTGATGATGTTTTAGGGGACGCAAGAGAAGATGCAGCCGTAGCTGATTATACAACAGCAGAAGAAGTAGCTGATATTGTTAATCAAATTGTAGCGAATACCCCTAATGCTGAAACACTTACACCTGAACAAGTTAATGGTCTTGTTGAACAAGCTATTTCAGAAATACCTCAAGCAGATTCATTAACACCTGAACAAGTACAAGCTGTTGTAGAGTCTGCTACGTCCAACTTAGAACAAGGCGTTGGTCAACAAATAACAGATGTAGAAACAAGTCTTCAAGAAGCTTTAGCGGCTCAAGCGGAAGGACAAGCAAGAGCCTTAACAGACGCTGAAGCAAACTTACTGTCAGAAATAACAGGCGTTGAAGCAGGAGTATTACAACAACTATCAACAGTAGAAGGTGCTTTAAATACTCGACTAACTAACTTAGGTACTGACATTAGCGGGGTGCAAGAAACAGTAGCAGGTGTTGTTACTGGACAGACAGAAGCAGCAGAAGAGCGTAGAGATTTACAACAAGCTATTATTAGTGTCGGTGGTGATATTGATGCACTAGACGAACAAACTAGAGAGCAATTTGATCAATTTGGTCAGGATGTTAATGACTTGTTTTCTGATGTTAATGTCGATATTGAAGGGCTTCAAGAAGGTCAAGTTAGTCAAGCAGCAGCTCAAGCAGAATTTGAGTCTAGTATAGCAGGTCAATTTGAACAGGTAGGTGGTGAACTTACAGGTATTCAATCAGATATTACCGGACTAGGCCAACAAATCGGTGGTGTTGGAGCAGGTCTTGCAGGGCTTGGTGAAGGCATTGCAGGACTAGGCGAAGGCTTAGGTGCTGGATTAATGGGCCTTGCGTTACAACAACAACAACTACCGGAACAAATAGCAGCGGCTATGCCACGACAACCTGTAAAGTTTGATCCATTCTTAAAAGGACTATCACCTAGAAAAATGCCTAAGCCATTAAAGGTACAAGGAATGCTGGTATGACATATTTAAATCTTATGAACAGTGTACTACGCAGACTTCGTGAAGAAGAAACTACGTCTGTTACAAGTACAACCTACGTTAAGATGGTAGGTGATTTTATTAATGATGCCAAAACATTAGTAGGTCAAGCCGCTGATTGGTCTGCGTTACGTGAAACACTAATTATAACTACTGCGGCTTCAGACAATACTTATTCATTAACAGGCGGTAGTGATAACATTAAAGTAATGTCAATGTTAAACGATACTCATAACTGTTTTATGGAGTATCAAACTAAAGACTGGTTTAACGAAGCACTGTACATTGGAAACGCTTCAGAAGGAACGCCGCAATATTATACTTATAACGGTTTAGATGCTAACGGTGATACGCAGATCCTTGTAGGACCAACACCAGACGGTGTCTATACCATACGTGTTGATACTGTTAAACGACAGGTAGATTTGTCTGCTGATGCTGATACATTGTTAATACCTTCACAGCCAGTAATACATTTAGCTGTTGCTTTGTTAGCTCGTGAACGTGGTGAAACAGGTGGTACTTCTACTGCTGAGTACTTTACTATTGCTAACCAGTACTTGTCAGACGCTATTGCTATTGACGCGGCAAAGCATCCTGAAGAGATGGTATTTAGGACTATCTAATATGGCTCAAGAACTTCAAAGCATTAATCTTGTAGCTCCGGCGTTTAAAGGAATCAACACTGAAGATTCTCCGCTTGCTCAAGATCCGTCGTTTGCAGAGATTGCAGACAATGCCGTGATTGACAAACGTGGTCGTATTGCTGCACGTAAGGGCCACACTGTTATAACAACAAATAAGACTGTGCTTGGTACTGATTCATTACGTGCTATTAAAGACTATAGAGACAATGCAGGAAACACTAAGTTATTTTCTGTAGGTAACAACAAGATTATCAGCGGTACAACTACACTGGTTGATGAGACTCCTGCTAGTTATACAATTAATGCTGATGATTGGAAGATTGTTAACTTTAACGATCACTTGTTTTTCTTTCAACGTGGTTTTGAACCTCTTGTATATTCTCAGCACACAGGCGCTGTAGAGAAAATGTCTGTACACGCACACGCTACAGGCGTAGCCAGCACTATGTATGGTCATGAAGTGTTAGCTGCTTATGGGCGTTTATGGACAGCAGACTTTAGTACCGACAAATCTACTATATACTGGTCTGACTTATTAGACGGTGTTTCTTGGTCAGGTGGATCTAGTGGTAACATAGACATATCTAAAGTATGGCCTGATGGTTACGATGAAATTGTATCGTTAGCTGCACACAATGATTTATTAATTATATTTGGTAAACATAGTATTGTTGTTTATGCCGGTGCTACGTCTCCTGCTTCTATGACTTTGTCAGACACAATTGCAGGTATTGGTTGTGTTAATAGAGACACGGTGCAGTATACAGGTACAGATGTATTATTCCTAGCGCATACAGGACTTAAAAGCTTTGGCAGAACAATACAAGAAAAGTCAATGCCTATTAGTAGTTTGTCAGGCAATATTACTAAAGACCTTATTGCTGCGTTACAGAATGAGACTGAGTTTTTTAGATCTGTTTACAGCCCCGAAGAAGGTTTTTACTTACTGACGTTTACTGGTCAAGACATGACGTACTGCTTTGATGTAAGAGGCACGTTAGAGAATGGGTCTTATCGTGTTACTCGTTGGCCTTCTACTGGTTTTACATCATTTACAACACTTACTGATGGAACATTATACATAGGAACCAGTGCCGGTATTAGTACTCATACAGGTTATACCGATAACAATGTTAGTTACAGGTTTAAGTATTACAGTCCTAGTCTGACATTCGGTGATAGCTCAAGAATTAAGATTTTAAAGAAGCTTAAGCCTACGTTAGTAGGTGCTAACAATGCAACAGTATTTATGAAGTGGTCGTATGACTTTGATACAACATACGCTACAGCAGAGTTTACAGTAGGTACTCAGATAACTGGGTTCTACGGTGAAAGTGAGTATACAACAGTAGAGTTTACAGGTGGACAGTTAACAAACCAACGTAGTCTCAACACAACAGGATATGGAACTAGTGTGCAGGTAGGTCTTGAATCAGAAATTAATGGCTCATCTTTATCGCTACAGGAAATTAACGTAATGGCTTTGATAGGTAAATTACTATGATAATGAATATACCCGGATACACTGGAACTAGTGGTGGTTTGTCAAGTGGCGACTTAAACCTTCCCGGATACACTGGGCAAAGTAGTGGGTCTTATGGCACTGATTACTTAGGAGAAGCCGCTAACATGGCAAGCAGGTTACAGAACCTAGGCGTAAACACCGCACAAACTTCCGGAGGTGGTTTTGGTGATATTCTTAGTAACATCTTTGGAGGAGTGCAACAAATAGGCTCTGCTGTCTCACCGGCTATACCAGCTATTGCTGGGTCTTTGCTGACTAAAGAAGCATACGATAGACTTAGCAACGTAGGTGACACAGCTTACCAACGCTCTATGGATCTTGCAGAAAGGGGTCAACAAGAGTCACAGTTCAGACCGTTTACTGTAACTACTCCTACAGGATCTGCGTTTACTGCACGTATGGGTGGTCAACCACAGCCTCCTATGATGACTGGTGGACCTGTACCGCCTCCTCCGGGAATAACTCCAAACCCTCTAACACCTCCTATGATGACTGGTGGGCCTGTAGCGCCTCCTTTCACACCCGTCCTTAGATCAGGGGTAATGCCCGGTACTGTGATGGACGCTGGCGGTGCATTTGGAAGTGGACAAGGTCGTCCTGCTACAATGCCCCGCTTTGCTGGTAGCCCTGACAGTCAACCTGCGGCAGACGCTATGGCAAGGCAATATCAACAGCCAACGCCTCAACCTCAAGATGGTCTTGAGATAGGGATGTCTTTGTCGCCTGAAGAGCAATCTATGTACGAAGGGTTGTTTGGTGGTGCAGGGCGGTTCTTTGGTCAGGCTCAACAGCCCACAGCAGGACGTGAGCAAGAAATCTTTAACCGTATGAGAGCGGCACAGATGCCTGAAGAGCAACGTCAGCGTCTTGCGTTAGAAGAGCGTTTAGCGGCTCAAGGTAGACTAGGAACATCTTCTGCGGCATTCGGTGGTGCTACTCCTGAAATGTTAGCTATGGCTACAGCACAGGAAGAAGGACGTAACAGAGCTATGCTAGGAGCTATGCAACAGGCTCAAGCAGAACAAATGCAACAAGCATCATTAGGTCAACAGTTCCTTGGTTCTAGTTATCTGCCACAACAACAGTTACTGGCTGCTTTACAGCCCGGACTTACACAGCAACAGATGGCACAACAGGCTCAACAGTTTGGTACAGGACTCTTTGGTGAGACTGCTCTGTCTGGTATTGAGGCTCAACTGTTAGCGGAGCAAGCACGTGCTAACCTGCTAGGCGGCGTAGGCTCTAACATTCTTGCTGGTATGTTTACACCACAAACTAACAAGGTTACTGGTGTTAGTACTCCTGCTGCTGGTATCGGAGACTTGGGTGGCTTGTTTGGCGGTATTGGAGAAGGGCTTGGCAATATAGGTCGCGCTATTGGAATAATACGAGGTTAATCATGGCTAAGTTTTCACAAACATTTTTACAAGGTCTGTTACAGCCTTCTTATCAGGAAGGACTGTTTACTGCTGCTCGTGGTATTGGTGCTGCTCCTCAGATGAGAGCTTTGCAGCAACAGCAACAGGCAGAGTTGAGCCGTTATGATGAGTCTACTAAATTAAGTGAACAAGGTGTAGCTGCGGCACAGCAAGGAGACATTAGTGCGTTAACTCAACGTATTGCAGATCTTCGTAGACAAATGGCTACAGCAACTACGTTACAAGAAAAACAAGCAATACGACAAGAGATGACTAATCTTCAGCGTATGCGTCCTAATGCAGAAAAGATAGCTGTAGGTAACAAGGCGCAGTCTATTGTTCAAGGTGAGCAAGCACTACAAGACGAAACAGTATCTGGTCCTGCAAAACTAGCTATACAAAAAAGATTAGAAGAGTTAAAAAAAGACCCTGAAGCTATGCGTCAGTACAACAAATATAAAATGGATGAGTGGAGGACCGGACAAGCTCAGAAGCAAATGGAGTCTGAACAGTGGTTAGTTGATAATGCAAAGGATATTGACGAGGCGATTCAAAACGATGACATAGAAGAAGTTCAAAAAATTATTTTAAACGCTGGTGAGTTTAGCAACGCTGCACAGTCTTATGTAAACACTTCACTTAGAAATGCAGAAACGTTAATTAAATTTGAAGAAAATAGTATTGAAAGAAAGAAAGCACCTAGCGTTGAATATTATAAAGAGCAATTAGAAGCTCTTCCTGAAGAATTAAGAGACGGGTTAAAACCAACCTTAAAAGCATACGAAGAAATTTCTAAGGATTGGAACGGTGAAACTTGGACTGTTTCTGGAGCAAGAGCAAGAGCATCGCAGTTAGAGAAAAAACTACAAAGTGAAATTTCAGCTATAAACAGAAGTGTAGCTATTGCAGATTACAGAATTTCAGAGAGCGAAGCAGCTGAAAAAAGAGAGCAGATTAAAAATTTAGAAATAAAAATTAATACTCCAATGACATCTGATTACTTAACCCAAGGACGTATATACGCTAATTCTTTACTTGGTAAGAAGGAACAGCTTACTCCAGAAATGATAAACCAAGCGGCTAATTTATTATATCAAAGGGATCGTGAATCAGCTATAGCCCAATTGGAAGCTCTTCAGGGTAAGGCTATGGATGAGCCTGAAGAAACGCCAGCTCAAGTTATAGAAGCTGCTATGAGTGAGTATCCTAATAAAAGCAGGGAAGATGTTATAAAAGCTCTTAAGGCTGGAGGTTTCCTTCCTGTAGATTTTGTTGAAGAAAAAGAATTACCTACTCAAGAAGAATTAATAACACAACCGGGTTTAGTTAACCCTTTCAGGGCTAGGGCTAAACTAGAGCAAAATCCTTTTAGAGGACTTAGTTAATGTCAAAGTATTCTAATTTGTTTGATAGTCCTTCATCTGTTGGTAGATTTGGTAATTTATTCGAGGAAGAAGAAACAGACTACAATACTTTTCGTTCTGCTACAACAGGTTTTATTGAGGCTGCTGTTGGTGCTGGCGATGAGTTAGACGCCACTGTTCGTCTTCTATCAGGTGAGGCTGCTAACTGGGGTGAGGCTATAGAGCAGTCACGTGCAGAACTACGTGCATTTGAGAAGGCTAACCCTAATGCGTCACAGACTATTGACATAGTAGGCTTTGGTGCGGGTCTGTTTATACCCGGTGCAGGTATTGCAAAGATTGCACAAGCAGGTACTAAGCTAGATAGAGCATTAAAGGTAGGCAGTTTAGGTGCTGCTGAAGGTGCTGTTTATGGTTTCTTAAGCGGCGAAGGTGAAGAACGAGTATCTTCAGCAGGTTTAGGTGCTGTAGGTGGTGGTGCTTTAGGTGGTTTAGCAGGTGCTTATTTAACAAAAAATGTGGATGAGATACAAGAAGCAACACGAAAGCTTGACTCTGAAACTTATAAAGGAAAGGGAAGTTTTATAGGTGGTGAGGACGGTTTTGTTAAGGTGGGTAAAGCAAAAGAGTCTCAAAGGACAGGTATTGCTTATGACACCAGCGCCACAAAACGTGAAGCTGTAGGTATAAGCGATGATGCTGTTCCTCTTGAAAAAGTAACAGGTCAAAGCGGCCATGTTGGTAACATTTTATTGAGTACTCGAGACTGGTTTGTTAAGAATGTAGGAGCAAGAGCAGCTAGACTTGCAGAAGACGCTGAGATAATGATTCGTCACGATCAAAGAGAGATTGAAGAAATATTTGATACTACTTTTTTAGACGTTGCTGAGGCTTTTGATACCAATAAAGCTTTTAAAACTTTGTCTTTACGCATGAACAAATCTATAAAAGAAAACGAACGTGTTTCTTGGGAGGATTTTAGTAACGCTGCAAAGACACCCAAAGAAAAAGACATGGTTAGGAGGCTTGAAGAACAAATTAAAACTCTTCAAGGTTTGGATTTTGTCAAGCAAGGTGATGTTGATTATTTTCCTACAAAGGCTTTGCAAGGAGCTGAAAATTTTAAAGGAAAAGTGCCGCCTCCAGATGCTTACGATAACCCTGTTAAAGCCTTAAAAGAATATGCTGAAGATGTGTCGTCTGCTAGAGCATTGGCGGCTCGCTTTGGAATTGATGTAAAAGACTTACGACCGCCTACAGCAGAAGGGGAGAGTCGTTTAAACGTTGTTATTGAGGCTATTGAAAAAGAAGCTAAGTCTCAAGGGGCTTCATCAGCCGTAGCGGCTAACTTAGCTAACGGTCTTAGATCACAGCTAATAGCTTCTAAGCAAGGTGGCAACGCAGTAGGTGCTGTCGTTAGGAGGGTTACTTCAGCTACTTTGTTAGCTAATCCTTTTAACGCTATCCTAAACTTAGGAGAAGGTGTTACTGCCCCTATATATCAAAACGGTTTTAAAGCTTGGTCTAAGACCATACCTAGAGCTATCTTAGCGACTCTAAATGAAAACTTTGGTGTTGTTAATAAAAAATGGATGTCTAACAAGGAGCTAGGACTAGATACCTACATGGGTGAGCTTGCTAACGTCGGTGAGAAGGCTATAAAGAAAGCGGCTGAGGATGTTACGTGGACTCTTAGCGGTGAAAAGGGGAGAGGCTTTGTTGAAGGTTCTGACAAGTTAGGTAAGTTTCTATATAAGTACTCTGGCGTCCAGACCGTTAACAGAATGGGACAGGAGATTTTAAGCAACTCTGCTATTCAACGTGGTATGGACCTTGCTAAAGACGGTTCAGAAAAAGCATTAGCAAAGCTTAGAAAACATGACGGTATGCGTGGACTTACAGAAAGTGAGTTTAGGTCTACTGTTCAGGCATTAAAGAACAGGGAGATTTCTAATCCTTGGGTAGTTAACTTTGCTGGTGCATCAATGAACAAATGGCAACCTGTTAGCGCAAGCACATTGCCAAAAGCTTTTCACGACAACCCTAACGGTCGGATGGGTTATAGCATGTTGTCGTACATGAATAAACAAATGAACAGCCTACGTAATGATGTAGGTCAAAACATGCAGCTTGCTGTGTCAAAAGGTTTAAACACTAAAGAAGGTGCTGTTGCCGCTAAAGAAGCTATGAAAAATGCTGCTAAGTATTCTGCTATCTTTGGTGTTGCCGCTGGTTTCTGGGACGATTACAGAAAAACACTAGACCTGTCTAACGATAAAACATTAGAAGAGCTTTTAACCCCTGAAGGTATTAGCTCTGCTACGTGGAATCAGATATGGTCTAACATAAGTAGTGGAGGCATAAACATAAGGGCTGAAGAGTATGGAGGACAACCTTTCGAGATTATACCTGCTCCTCTTTCCACTGCGTATAGATTAGGTAGTGGGTTGTTTACGACAGGACAAAGAGTGTATGGAGGAGAGCCTGAGCCATTGACTCCGTTGTTGCGTGCTGGACAAACTTACGTTCCCGGTGCTGCCAACATAGATAAGGTGCTACGTATGACAACAGGGGAACGCTTGTTTGAAAAGTTAGGATTGTTAGACGATTAAATCTCGCAGTTGTTACCAGTACAGGCTAACGTCTGTGATCCTTCAGTCATGTCAGAGTTTTCAGAGATGTTCCACTCAATCGTCTCTGGAAACTCTTCCTTCAGCTTCTCATAAGTCTCTAAGTCAATAGGCTCATAAGGTGCTTGCTGATAGGTATGCTCTGAGTATGGCAAGAACGACACACCACTGATCTTATCAAACTTGTTATACAACCACTGACCCACTTCAAGAAACTCATCGTCTCTATAATAACAAGTCAT